AATTTTATTTGCCATTGCACTAGGAGTTTCTTGACCCATTAAGTCTTTGAACTTCTTTGCCCAAGTGTAACTACTATCACAACCTTTTTCCCATACAGGCAAGTCTTCAACACGTTTTACAGATTTTACATCAAAGTCTTCAAAGGGTAATTCATATGTATCTGGATTAGTAGGATCTAATTGTCCAAAGCCATTGCATTGTAAATTGCATAAGAAAAATCTAATCCAAGCCGTCGGAACTCCTGTATAATGTCCTTCGCCTTGGATACTATAAAATATTTCTGAATAATAAAACTTTTTTTCTACAGTTTTACTGAAGTCGTGTTGTGCAAGTGTCATTTTATTTTCCACAAGCATACTCTTGTTGTAGTTTGATATTATCCATAAACTCTTTTTTTGTACCTGCGTCTTCTTTAAACGCACCTTTTAGAACAGTTGTTTGTGTAAGACTACTATGTGCCTTAACACCTCTATTCTCAACACAACCGTGTGTTGCTTGTACATATACACCTAAGTGTTCTGCACCTGTAGCTTTTTGTATTTCACGAGCAATGTCATTTGCAAGTTCTTCTTGCAATGTACCTCGTTCAGCACACCATTGTGCTATCCTTGTGTACTTACTTAATCCAATGAGTTTATCTGCGGCAATAATACCAATGTATGCTACACCCCTTACAATCTGATGATGATGTGAACACATACTTGTAAGTTCAGAACGTACAACTAGCATGCCTTCATAACGTGACGCACTGTCATTTGGAAATGCTGTCGCACTTGGAATTGGATCATAACGTCCTGCCATTAGTTCATTGATATACATCTTTGCAAGACGTTTACCAGTTCCCATACTGTTAGGATCATTATGCCTATCAATTAATAGTTTATCTAATACATTTTCAAAAGCTTCTGCGGCTTCTTCAATCAGTTCTTCTTTGTCACCTTCTTGTAAGACTTCTGAAATATTATCGCCTGCCCAATAACGAACGTTTGCTTCTTTTAAGCGGGCCTTTATCTGTTCACTTTTACTCATTCTTTTCTCCGATGTTAAGGCAGTGGATTGCCAAATATTGTTATATTATACACTTTATTTAGGTCTGTGTCAAGCATTTTTTACGTATTCCAAGTAATCTTTTGCAATTAATTCATGTATTTGCTTTGTATAATGCTCTCCGTCTAACCTATGTTCATCTGTTTCAATGTTTATTGCTTTTGATAATTGCAAATAACCTTCTACAGAAGAACTTGCTCTTTTGCCAACTAACCATTCGCCATACAAGTGTACATTGTCCGGTACGAATACTCTGTTGTTAATTGACCATTGATACCATTTAATATTACGTCTAGCACACATAGTATCAATTGCTAATAAGTCTAAGCAGTAATCTCTATACTGCAAAGGCGTTACTAGCTCATGCCAAAGTTTTGTATAGATATACTTTTCATGAAAGGGCTTGAAGTCTGCCTGTACTTTCATATCATCAAAAAAGAAGCCTTTGAATTCTTCGTAGTTTTCTTTTCTTACTTGATCAATCATCTCAATGTAGTTTTCAGTTACACGATGATCAGTGTATCTATGTATCTTTTCGTCTTTTGGTTGATCGTTATCTAAATAAAGATCTGTACCTGTAGTTTCACCTACATCTAAATTACGAGAACAAGAAAGTAAAAATCTGTTCCAATATGTTGATTGTATAAACACTTCGTCAATGTCATCATACTTATCTAACATTGTTTTTAACCAGGCAGGATATTTTCTATTGCACCCGCCTGGCTGACTGTAAATTACAGTTTGTTTATTATTTTCATTGGCGTAAATTTCTGCGTAATTATTGTCTTGCCATGCAGAGATAGTATCACCAACTTCGTAATATCCATGTGCATGACTATCGCCAATAAAAAGTGTTCTAGCCATTAAAATATTTTTCAATCATATCAAGTCTGTCTTGTGCCGCCGCTAGTTTATCAAGCTCTGAAATTACTGCTTCTGTAACATCTGCATGTTCACCAATACCTGCAGGCATAGTTTTATATACCTCAATATTAGCCAAATGTACTGCAATTTCTCCTTCTGCTTGTTTCTTAGCGGCTTGAATTAAATGATCTCCAACCTTCATTGTTTCTCTTCCTTCCTATAGTTTCCCTTACTAGGTATCACGTGTCTAACGCCGCCGCGTGGGTCATCCATGTCGCCTTCGCGTCTAGGAATCAAATGAACGTGTGGATACATGACAGTTTGTCCTGCCGCTTCTCCAACGTTCTGTCCAATATTAAACGCATCGCAATATCCGCGTTCAATCCAGTCGTAGCCCCATTTGTATGCGGCTTCAAAACATTTAGTAAGGCCTTGCCAGTTTTCATCTTTAGGAACAAAGAGAATGTGTCCTTCTGTTACTGGATACCCATCTTTATAAACTGTAAACTCTTTTGAGTCTACTAAAACATCTTTCCAAGGTTTAGAATCCATAATTAAATGCCACCATTATTCTTTCTTTATCTACAGTTTGTTGCTCTACCTTGTGATGCAAATGACTTGGAAAAATAATTAAACTGCCTGTCATTGCCGCACAAGTTACATTAGGTGAGTTTGCTTCATTTAATTCTGAAACATTTACTCTTGGCCAGTTAGCCTTCATGTTAGGATTAACAAGTGTTAGTCCTGGATGATCTTGATCTGCTTGAATGTAGTATACTCCACTCCATGTATCTGGAAGATGATTGTGTTCTTCATGATAAGTGTATTTACGGTTAATACTAAACCAACTGCTCTTTAGTGTTGGTGTGTGTTGTAGTTTAGTTTCTTTGTGACACTCCTGTACACATGCATCAATAAACTTTCTTAAATCGTCAAAACCGGCTGTTGTCAAAATATTTTCAGCACCATAAGAAGTATAACCGTTTGCAGTATATCTGACAGGCGAAGAATCTTTCTTTTCCTTTTCTAAAAGCAAAGGCACAACTGCTCTTTGTAGTTCTTGAGAGTTGTTATAAGATGCTCTAAATACCTGTGTTGGAAAGATAAACTGCTTTTCAATCATTAATATTCTCCTACGTTTTCCCAAGGATAAACGAGCCAAACATCTTCTTCTGCTTTGTTTACTTCATGACAGTAGTAATTTACTTTGTCAAAGTCACTTGCTAAGTTTTCTGTAAGTGTGGCAAATCTTACATTGTTACCAAATACATTATCCCATTTAGGATCATCAGGCAAACAACTTGCTCTCCAGTCTTCTGTAATCCATTTAAAAGTAGCACCAGTATCATTAATATCATCTACAATAAGAATATTTTTATGATGCGGTCCAGCAGTTGGTCCAGGATTAGCAACATAACCATATGCATCGTCAGCCATCCAAGACGCAGATTCACTTGCATATCCGCTATCACGTAGACTTACTTTAAGTGCTTCACAACGTATACCTGTCATATTTGAAATAATAGTTGCAGGAACATTACCACCTCTTGTAATTCCTACAATATAATCAGGACGCCAATGGTCCTTGTACATTTGATTTACAATACTGACGCACATTTTTTCTACGTCAGCCCAACTATAATAATGTTTCTTAATCATTGTTTTAAATATTCCTTGTTGTCGATCCATTTTCCATTTTTTACAAAGCCCCAGCTTTGTGCTTTTTTACCCATGAAGAACAAACTCCAACATGGAATATTATTTCCGTCTTTGTCTTTAGCAAGTTCTAACCAATGTAGATCTTTTGCTGAACGAAAACGTATGCTTCCAGGACCACGCCAAAACTTACCTTCTGGTGTATGTTCCCAATAGCCGCCTTTGATAATAAATGCTCCCCAACTCCATGGATGATCATGAAGTACAGGATCGTCACTTACTAAAACTTTATGTAGTGTGATATTAAAAGGAAAGTCCTTTCTATCTTTTAAAAACACATACCATCTAACTAGATATGGAACATTGCCGCTCCTATCTGTAATTACACGTTTTCTTCCTTTGAACCAATTAAAAAGGAATTTCATCGTCTATACCTCTTTCTTTTAACTTACCTTTGTAATCTTGCTCTGTCATTTTATAGATAAGTTTAAACTGTTCATATGCTTTTGCAAGAGCAGGATATAATTCGCACATTTCTGTGATACGTGATGCACTTGGCATTGTGTCTACAAACATTTCATCACTTGGCATGTTAAAAGTATATTCACTGCCTGTATCATTCACAAATGAATTATCTAACGTAATAGTAGTTGTATTATGTGTATTCTGATCAGGTATACAATATGTAATATCGTTAATTGTTACACCACTATCCCAGCCTCCTATATCTTCGCTGGCATTTCCTATAGTAAAACTATAATCTTTATCATCACCCATTGCTTACCGCCTTATATAATGCTTCACCACTAAAGAAACTTTTCTTTAGATTGTATAATTGTTTGTCCATCGGAATCTTGTAATCATTGTAGTTTTCCATGTAGTCAACAATTTTATCTGTAACTTGACTCTTATATTTTTTATATTGATCAAAGTTTTTTGTCCATATGCTAGGATATTTAAATTCTGTATTTGCCATTTCACTATAACTTAGTCTGTCTGGAACCATAGGAATAGTGTCTACTAGTAATCCTTCATACCAGCTAATACCTAATGTTTCTTGTAAGTTAGCACTGAATACCATCTTAGCTTTTCCAAGTAAATTATGATATTCATTTTTGCTTAATTCTTTTTCTTGGCATACAATAAATTCATATTGTGGTAGTGCAGTTGCAAGATCACGGAATATTTCAACTTGCTTTTCTGGAGCAATTCTATGAGGAAATAATATAATATCTTCTTTAGGCATTCCTTTATAACTATCTAAACTTGTTGCCAAGTATTCCATAGGCCAACCTACTTTACGTATCTTAGATTTATCTATTTGTTGGAATGGTGGCATACTACCTTTGTTTTCAAAAACAAATTTAAACATATCAATATGAAATTGTGTAGCAAAAAAGTTATGAGTATAGCAATCAAACATGCTACGTTCTGCATTTCTTACCCAAGGTTTATCACCAATAAGTCTACCTAAAAAATCTTGCGGATCATAACTACCTGCATGCCACAAACCACCAATGCTAATGTCAACACCCAATAGCTCTGCCATGTAGCGAAGTTGTACCACTGTAGGATTCCAGGCATCAGTATAGAGAAAATAATCACCGTTCTTAACAGTTCCATCGCAAAACATTTCTCCTATCTTTTCTAATTGTTTACTCTTGTAAACATTTGTACCACCAAAGTTAAGAAATGCCCCAGGCGTTGTAGCCTGAGGCGTCTCCCCGCCACTAATTACTTCGACTTCATTATTCGTAGCTCTCTTCAGTTGCTTTGGAAGATATTCTTTCCATTGCTTTGTATAGCGAGTATCAACTGCTTCGATATCTACGATATAAATTGTCATTAGTGTCTCCTGTTACTCTGATAACGGCCTTGACCGTTATTCTTGTTAAACTTCCTCTTACCACCAGAACGGAATCTGCTATAAGCCTGCCAAGCACGACTTTTATTATTATACAGATCCTTTTCGTTCCAAGTATAGCCATCATGACCATACAAGTAAGCAGTTCTACAGAACGCTTTAAAACGTTCTAAGTCATCAAAGATTTTTACAATCTCTGGGTTATTAGCAAAGTATTCACCCTTGTTTGCCATTTGTGTTTCTCCTTTAATAGCTAGGGTATGTAATATGTGCACCGTTCTCTCCGTCCTCGGAAATTTCGATGTGGACCTCACGTCCGGGGTACTTGTCTGTAATTTGTTTATATAAATCATCTGACATCATTTCACATGACTTATAATCAAGTTCTAAAGTTTTTTCTGCGTATAGCTTCTCCATCCAACGTTTGAACTGAATAAATTCGATATCTCTGTCATTGTGTGTTACAGTGATACCAACTCTAAAATGAAATATGTGTCTATGTGGATAACCCAAAAAACTTACATCATATTCATCACCTGTTGCAAGACTAGGATCATCTAGTGCCGCAGGATACTTGTGGATACCTTCTTTTCTAAAGGTTACCCAAATCATTCGCTTTGCGTTTTGCAATGCGTTTTCTTTGCCTTCTTTCATATCTGCCTCTTTCATCATTCTTAACATACCGTCATAATAACGTTCATGTTCATTAATTGCATTACCGTCCATTTATTATACTACCTTTACTCGTCATTGTCAATAGAAATTGGTGAATCATCTTTGTATTTTTCCCAAGATGTAAACTTCTCTCTTGGTTGTAAATCACTTACATGATGTACCCAAACACCAGGATTTGATGCCTCAAAGTCTGTATCATCAATTTTTACACAAGCATTATAGTTAAGTTGATTAATATAAGGCATCTTAACACTTATCATACTAATAAATTTATTGTGTTCGTTATAACCTGATTCTAATATCATTTCGTGAAACTTAACGTCATAATCTAGTGTTACCCAATAACCACATTTTAGTAATTCTTTAATAAGTTCATCCCAATCTTTTTGTTCTTTTTTAGTTCCAAAAGGTAGTTGGATATTAAAACTTTGATTAGCACCTAGATATACATGTTCAACATGTTCTTCCTGTGCTTTTGCAATTACTTCTTTGTAGTTCTGTGGGCCTACTACAAATAATGTGTGTAAATCGTGTGCTGGAGTTTTTTCTACTTCATAACCTGTAAAGTAAACAACATCATTTCTTACACCATCATCGTAATCTCTATTCATCTTTGAGCTGATCCTTTATTGCTAATTTTTGTTTTTTAAGATTAATAAGATGTGCTTTATGATTATATGAACGATCGCCTAATCTTTCTTTTTCAACTTGCTCTACTTTTCTATGCAAATAGTTATGCATACCTTCAAGTCTTTTCGCCTTCTTACTCATTCTTCCTGTCGCCATCATTTATACCTCCTCAAATAAATTGCCAAATCCTGTATTTGCGTTTACAGTCTTTTTGCCAGTTGCGCCTCTAGTGCCAATTATTGACATCCAGAATTTGTTAAACTCTTCGATGATTGCGTTCGCTTCATCTCTGCTTGATGTTGCAAATATTGCTTCCACAACATCTCTAAAATATAACCTGTCGAACCGTTCCTCCACAAGCATTGCCGGAATGATTCCATTGTCGTATTGTCTATTCGCTTCTTGTACTGCATTTATATGACTCCATACATTATGTCCCATTTGTATAGCATAGCTGAAACTATCCCAACTAGTCGAATCACGTTTACGAACGACTTCATTACCGTCATCATCTAAAATAGGATCGCCATTTTTATCACGATCAATATCTCCTGCTTTAATTTTAGGAGTACCTATTAGATTTTTATCACCTTCAGCATATATACAAACATCATTAGCTTTAATATTTTTAGTCAAAGGACTATCTGTAAAGCTCTTAAAGATATTGTCCTGTAATACCGCATCTCTAAAGTTACGTGTATCTGTAGCATATTTTAATTCATCAATACTTGGAACCATTCGATAGACCCATTTAGTTCTATCTTCAGTTTCGGTTTGAATATAAATTTGTCCGTTAGCAGTAGCAAGGAAAGGAGAAGCACAATCAAATGTGATTGTAAAATTAGGATTATGATACTTACGTACTGCTCTTTGTATATCTGTTAGTAATGTTGCCCACTCTAGTTTACTTGTTCCTAGGAAGTGCATATAGTCGTGTTTTCCTTTTTCTAACAAGCCGTCAAAACGTAATGCAACAAGTCTTTTCAATACTAAATGGATATCGCACATATTCTGTCCACCCATTGACCAACCGTTAAAGTGATCTGTATATTTCTTAGGATCACAATAGTCTTTCATTTGTTGATACCAGTCTTCAGCATCTGTATGGTTTTCACCTTGAAGTACATTTAAAAACTTACATGAACCACTACGATTTTTCATAAAGTAATCGTTGTTAATGCGTGTTGCATTAACCGCTTCTTGGTATGTGCTTATTCCTGTAGCTTCTGCACCTTTAGGAGACCTTGATACCCATGCTGGAATATCAAGTATCATTCCATAGTCCATATAAGCGTCCATCCAAGAAAGAACTTGTTCTCTTTTCTTTTGAGCTTTAGGACAATTAGGATCCTTCCAGTCACCTTCCCAAACACCTTTACCTATCTGGAAACCGCCTGAATCACCTAGTAGCCAACTATTTGCACGATCACGTTCTCTAATCATAAGTTCTTTGGAAGCATCTTTATTGACATCTAACTCAGCGTGTCCTGCTGAATACAAAGTCCAATGATAGTTAAACAATCCTTCTTTTTTGTTTAACCAATTCATACTCTCCATACTTGGATATGGAATACGGCTATGAGCAACATACTCTTCTCTGCGTTGTTTACCTATAAAGGTAGCATAAAATCCGCTTAATGCTGGAAGAAATATTGCATAGTCCTTTTGTGCTTCTGTTAGATTAGTATTCAATTAAATGTCCGTCCTTACAATGTGTTTTCTTAAAGCTCTAACAAGTTCTTCAATTTTATCTATTACCGAAATCATGTCTTTATCTGTAATATATTTTTGTTTTTCTCTCAACTTGTCATATTCCTTAAGAGGTATCGTTACTGTACTTTGTTCATTTTCAAATGTTTTGTCATCATCATTAATATCAACACTTGTCATAAAACTCCTATTTAGATTGTGCTGGCAAAATGTAGTTGTATGTTCCCATGCCACTATCAACTGTAATTTGCATTGCACCTTGATCGCTCAAGCTCATTGTTGCTTGTCCGTCCAAGTTTAAGATTGCTTGTACTTGTGCTACCGGATATGTCCAGGCGTGCTTTAGACTGCCTTGCACATCTGATTGGAATACAAATTTACCTGCGTGTGTGTTTGCATCACCGAAGTAAAACATAACGTCATTTGCACCACCAGTTTCTTCTACCTTAATTGTAAAAGTTGTTTCTTCTGCGTGTGCCGCACTTTGCAATTTCATTCTTGTGATTGCCGCTAACGATGGAGTAAATGATACGTCCCATGTTGCACCTTTGAACTTAACACTCTTAAGTTTCTCATTAATAATTTCCATTGACATAAATCTAAAGTCATTCTGGAAATCACCTGCTTCATTTTCAAAATGAATACCTGTTGGAATAGTTGCACCATTACGTTCTGCTTCAGTAATAGTAAGTTTGCTATTCTTTTGATACTCTGGATTTTTCAAATGCAAAGCAAGTTTATCTAAGTTAGGCATACCAAAAATGTTTGCACCAAACTCAGCTACTTTCTCTTTTGTATTTGCTGACAGGATCACACTGCGATCTTCTGCCATTGATTCGACTGTAGTGCTTGAATCATCACCTGTCACTTTTACCAAACTCAAAAAGCCTAGCGAATGTGTCTTTGCTACTACGTCTTGTAAAATATCTTTCATAATACTTCTCCTATGTTCCTTTTATTATACGACATTTTGTTATTAAAGTCAACAACTTTTTACTCTATCTCTGAGATCACTGCTTGAAAAACGGTGTTCTCTTTTGTTAAAAAACAATTCAATACCTCGTTTGGCACAAATAGCCCTACCTGTAAATGTTTTGTTTTTATATTCTTCACCCAATATCCTTACGTCAATATGAAGCATGTTTAGAATATCTTCTAAATCATTTTCTGTTTGATATGGGATTATTTCGTCTACGTACCTTACCGCATTGAGTTGAGTATATCTTTCTACGATTGTTTGTACTGGTGAATTCTTATCTGGACGATCAATGCTTGGGTCTACTTGTAGTCCACATATCAAATATTCGCACTGTTCTTTTGCATCTCTTAACATTTGTATGTGTCCTGCGTGGAGCAGATCAAATGTACTACATGTAAAGCCTATTCTCATTTCTTAAAGCCTTGTTCTTTTAAAAATCCATCTACTGTATATTTAGGTCTGAAGCCTAACTTATCCATTAAATGTGTGTTTGCCTGTGTTTTTGTTCTTTCGCCAATAGTATTTAACTTAACAGGCAAGTCAGGTCTTATATCTTGGATCCGCACACAATATCCTGTGCCAATATCAACATTGCCTTTTATGTCTTTGTCCATTAATAACATAATACCGTCAGTCAAATCTTCTAAGTGAATAAAATCTCTTTGATGATTTGTTGTATATTCTAGTGTACCATTTAACAGTTTATCAAAAAACATTTTAGCTCTTGGACTTTCACTATACACTGTATGAAATCTCATAAACAAAACATTAGGGTGCGGAATGTTTTCAATAACATTTTTACTTGCGGCATACGGATTCAAGTGTGGTTCATATTGTGAACTCGAACCTGCTACAAGAACTCTAACGTTTTTATAGTATTCTAATATTCTTTTTGTACCTTCTACATTTGTATTCCAGTACTTTGCCGGATCTGCAAGACTTTCTCTTACACCTCCGATACCAGCCAAGTGGATAACAAAATCAACTTTTGGCAATGGTGCTGTTAGGATGTCAGTACCTTCTTTTATATCTATACCAACTACTTCGTGTCCGTCTACTACTAATTTTTCATATAGTCTGGAACCGATAAATCCTAAATGACCTGTTAACAGTATTTTCATTTATCTTTCCTTATTTCTTTGTTACTTTTTACAGCAGTTTGCAATGTTGGTAGTGTAGCGCCAAGAACGTTTGCGGAGTAAAGCAATGCTTCCGTATCTTTTGGAAAACATGCTCCGCCGAACCCTCTGTCGCCGTCTGGACCAGGTACATGCATATGACTATGAGTAATCCTTTCGTCCATCCCTACCAATGCTTTAACTTGATTATAATCTATGTCTGCTGTTTTACATAAATCAAATACTTCGTTAAAGAAAGCAACCTTAGTCGCTAAAAAACTATTTCTTAAATATTTTGTAAGTATTAATTCTTCTACAGTTGCATATATAGGATCAAATCCTTTACATAAAATAAAAACATCATTCCAAAATTCTACATTTCCACCACCAAACAACATTTTATTTTGTTTTTTAAAATCTTCGTTAGCATTAGCGGCAGTTAAAAATTCTGGACTAAAAGTAATCTCTTTGCCTTGAGGTTCTAAATCTTTACGCCATCCTTCTAAACTAATTGTACTTTTAATTAAAATTGGTTTGTCTTTTGGACATGCCTTTACAACTGTTTCTACAATAGTCATATCACAAGCACCTGATAATGTTGTTGGTGTTGGTACACAAACAATATAACCATCACTGTCATTGTCTATTACGTTGTCATTATATTGTGGATCAACAATTTTTACACTGTAATAATCCTTAAGTACTTCATGTACGGCTTTGCCTACAAATCCATACCCTATTAAAGTTAGGTTCATCTATTCTTCTCTCCATCTATAAACGTTTGGAGTACAAAAATTTCTTCCAAACTTACAAGTGTTATCATCTCTACAAACTCTTTCGTGTTTGCTATTTTCCCAGCAGTTACTTCTCCAAGGGTCAGTGTATTTTTTGACAAATCGATCCCAAGTATCATCTAATGTCATCATTGCCATTACCGGAATAATAAACACTACAATTATAATCCAGAGAAAGGCAACGCCAAACCCTTGATTATGATATGGTTGGTTGGGATCGCTCATAGTTTTTTCTCCTGTTTAAGTTTTAATTTAGGGTGCGGTGTTTTATCATTATAAATGTCGCCTGCAAGTGCTTGTATTTGTTCTACAAGATGCGTTACTTTATTGACGTCATATTCCTTACTTGCACTTTTATATTTTTCTCTATGTGCTTGTACGGTTAAACCATGCATAGCACTTACTTTATCCATTAATTGTTGTATTGTATGTTGCATTATTCACCTCCAAAGTCAAATAAACTATTAAATGTATTATTTTGCTTTGTGTCTTCCAAATCATAATCCAACACACCAATTAGATTGTCTAGTTTGTTGTCAATGATAGTTGACTCCATAGCATCTCCGTCAAACGGCAATTCTTTAAACCAGTCTGGCAGACGTAATTCATCTGTTGGATACGCAACACTCGTATATCCTAGTGGATTTTGTTTGAGTTTACATACAATCACTTTCATACCGTCAACAATTTCTTGCGAATACTTGTCACCATTCATACGTTTGAGTGTATTCCAATTAATACTTGCTCTAACGTGTCCAGGCATATTCGCCTTGCCTTGTTTTTCTTCTAGTCGTTGATAGTGTCCGATCTTGTTTGCACGTTTAGGCGCACCTTTTTCAAAACCAGGACGCAGTTTAAAGTCCTTTCTAAATTCTGTTATACGATCCAGCACTTCCTTCTCTGGAGCATTTGTTAATACCATTAGCAATAGTTCACTCAAAAACTCTTGCATAAACACAGGAGTATCTGACCTACGCAAATCCAAGCCCATTGCTTTTACTTTGCCTGGCTTACCATCTACATCACTCCTAAAGCCTTCAATATCATAAACTAGTGCCGCATAACGTTTTTTAGTAATATACAAGCCTGATTCTGCAACAATCTCTCTAGCCGCCGCAATAACATCACTACGTGACTTTGGACAATGAAATGCTTTATACATAAATTTTTCGAACGTATCATTTGCCGCTTCACAAACTTGATCATAAAGTGTAATTACATTATCCTTACTCCAAGGAATCTCACCTTTATCTATTTGCTCTTTCAATGTAGGGTATGCACTAAAATAAACTGAGTCTGTATCTCCATAAATTACTGCTTCTCCTACGTGATCATATGTGCCTGTTATAACTTTGTTTACTTCAGCACTCATATGCTTTACAATAGTTCTGCCTGTAAGTGTAGTAGATTGTCCAATACGTTTATCAAAAAATCTGCAACCAGGATTTAGAATAGCACCATACAAACTGTTCAAGTTAATTTTCTTAACTAGCTGTCTTTTATCCCAATATTCTGTTTCAACATCATTACCGGCGTCTTTTGCTTTTTTAAGTTGTGCTTGTAGTTCTTTACGTTCACTATACCAACGTTTAAGTAGTCCAGGAATAACACCTTCGTGTTCTGTTGTAAAGATAGTACCATTTGAACTTAACATCCAAGGATTGTTATTATCAAAAATTAGTTTATATATTTCTGCTCCGGACATAACATCACTTTGTCCGTTTTCCCATTCTACAGTTAATGCAACATCACGTTTCTGCTCCATCACTGCTTCGTATTCTTCTGTTGAAAAGCGTCCTTCCCAACTACCTGCAAATGATTTTTTCTTTAGACCCATGTCCTCTTCAACTCGTGCAGTACTAATATCCGGTCGGATCTGTCCTACAATAGTAGCCGGGTCCATATTCAATGCACGAATGACACTTGGATACAGACTGTTCAAGTCCATAGAGCCAATCCATTTGTGTAGTCCTTTTTTAGGAAACGCAACATAAGCACCGGCGGCTTGTGTGTTCTCATCATCACGATGAGGACGATTAGGCACTTGCATACCTCGTCTATGTGCTTCATTTACGATTGCTTGTTCTGTAACTGCAACAGCACCCATAGTGGTCTGTAGCAAAACAGTATTTGCGTGTGCTAGTTCGTTACTAAGATCAATAAATCTTAATTTTTTGTCCAGCTTGTCCAGTAGTGCGGTATCTTGTATGTTGTACTCAATGAACTTTCTAAAGTCATTATTGTACAATTGGTCCAAAGTTCCTTCATAAGGAATCTTATTCTCTCCAACTTCGATTTCGCCAATGGCATCAAGTCTATATGTGTGTCTTTCTTCATATGTATATTTACGATAAAGTTCTAAACTATCAAGATGTACTCTGCCTATTAGGTCAAAGGTTACAGCTGATTTGCCATACTTCTCATATTCACGTTTCTTAGGCAGTTGGCCCCACAAACAAAAACGTCTAGTGTCGTCTTTACTTAATACACGGGCAGTTCTGTTTACAGTGTAAGGAATATCATAACCTTCACTGTTCCAACCTGACAAAATGTCAGCGTCTTCAATTAATGTTAAGAAAGTATCAATCATTTCACTTTCTTTTTCAAACAACATTACATTTTCTATACCTTCAAGTTCTTTCTTTGCCTGATCCATTGTAAGTGTCTTAGGCGGAACTGCTAAACATATCATTGTTTCCATCCACTGTAAATATACAGAGATAGAAGTAATAGGCATAAACGGATCTGCAGGATCGGCAAAGCCTTTCTCAGGATCAAAGTCAGTCTCAATATCAAAAAATGCAATGTTTAGTTTAGGAGCATCTTGATTGAGATAGTTTTCACTTAGGCATTGGAAGATTGGATTGATATCACTTTCATACATCTTCTTGCCTTTGTTAATAGCAAGTTCTTTGCGAAACTCTTTTGTATTTTTACATACAATTCTGCTGATTGGATCACCATAGATGCTTCTATGTTTACCTTTTGGATCTTCATAGTAAAATGTATACTTGATAGGATATTCAGTATACTTTCTTTTGCCGTCTTTGCGTTCTACAACACGGACAATATCGCTATCTCTATCAAATAATGCGTCTACGTAACTCAATTAATTCTCCTTTTGTGCAATGTCATTTATATTTCCTGCTAAAATATATCTTGTAGCATTTACAGGATATACCTTATGATGTATATTGCTTGGAAACATTACTACCATATCATTATACACGGGAAGATGTACTTCGTCAACCGGTAATACTTCGTTTTTTGTTTCTTTCATTTCAATAAATGTAAGCGGACTATTGCTTTCTCCTACATCTAAATAATATACCCAACTAAAGCGACTTAGTAGACCGTGTTCATGTTGAGGACATCCTTGTCCAGGCAAGCTCTCTTGGAACCATACTTCAGCATCAATGTCAAAGAACTTTGTGTTAGGCCATTTTTGGTCTTGTATAAACTTGGGACCACGTGGACCTACAACATTGTTACAATACCATAAATGAATTTGATCTAATACAGTATCAAGTATGTTATGATCTAGATGTATGTGATGATTTGTCTTCCAGGATTCGTTTGTAGGAGTGTCTTTGTCTTTTAATTTCAGAAAATATTCAACAATTTCTTTTGATTGTTGCTTTTGCATTCCTAGTGGACCATGTCGGATAGCCACCGGGTGCGAGATGTATAGTGTACTACAACTTAACTTCATATTTTCCTACGTTGCTTATGGCCAACTTAACCTTCTACATGCCTGGCAATCGCCATTGGCGTTATTTTTATTTATTAAAACAGTAAACCCGCAACGTAAATTACGGTTAGACCTGCATTTAACACTACTAGACTTCTTTCTTTCCACAATAAACCTATTAATACCCAAAGTGTATTACTTGCAATAAATGCATAAATGTACCAAGGGTATATATTGAAAGCGGCCATTGTAGCGGCAATTAGTAGACATGCCGTACTAAACCATGCTAATGGTTGATAAGGTTTTACCACCATGATGCGGCAACTCCATATCCAAATATATTAACACATACAAACCAACCTGTCAATAACATTACCCATGCCGCTCCTCTACGCATTGAAGCATAACATTGTGTTACACTTCCTACAAAAAAAGCAGGATATACTATTAACATGTTAGGATCTTTAGCAGTCAGTGCCAAAGTCATACTAGCACCTACAGTAAAGATAAAACTGACAAGCTCAAATGCAAATGCAATCTTGTCAGACTTATAACTATTAATCCAAAAGTCTTTTACCTTTTGCATTATGGTTTGTCTTTTCCAACTGTAACAACAAGTGTTTCTAAGTCGTCAAACTCTTCAGCAACCTTTTCCCAATCGCCTTTGTGTGCAACTTTGATAGCCTTATTGATAAGAGCTGGTTTGATATCTAATTCTTCTGCTACTGCTTTCACAGTTTCTTTAAGACCTGTGCTTAGATCTTCTATTTCTCGCATAACTGTAGCACCTTCGTTAACCAAACGTTCTAGTTTAGCCTTCTCGTCAGCACCGTATACTCGATCACTCATAAGATTCTCCTTTAGTTTCTATATATTATACATTATTTTAGGGTTATTGTCAAGCGTTATTTTACCAATTATCTTGGCGGGCAAATCTCAAAACCGTTAATCTGCTTCTTATATTCATCTGCTTGTCCAAGGTATATGTACTTAACGCCTTTGGACTTGTAATATGCACATTCGTGGCGCAGACTCTTCAAACCTAAGAACAATTTTGGATTTTTGTAGTTCCAAGCAAATTGGATAGCTTCAACATTGTGCTTATTATACCAATAATAGTGACTGTATGCAACCAATTCCTTATTACTGTAGTATCCAATTATGTCGCAGTGTGGCGCACATAAGTCTTCATTGAATATAGGCATCACACTTTCAAATTTTTTATACTTACAGTATTGGTCGTATATTTCTTGTATCTGATCTACAGGAGGATTATCAAAAAGTTTTGCTGACTTGGATATTCTATAGTTTGTTTTTGACAAATCTATTTTTGCATATATGTCACTCACCGATCCTGCACCTCTTTCTTATACTGTTGTGGCCAGTTCTTGTAATAGTTTTTCTTTTCTAACCAAGCTCTTGCTGTATTTAACTTTTCTTTTTCTTGTATAAGAACTAATCCATAAGTACCGTGATTTAATTTTATATTTTCTACAACTTCAGGATCATCTGGATGATCTTCAAGTGCAACAAAACCACGTTTGTCTAACATTGGTTTTGTATCGTCTATAATTTTACTTAATTCTTCCGGAGTAATACGACTTGGATCGAAACCTAAGACTACAACTTCTTTACCTTTAGGCCAGTGATATGTGTAATTTTCTATTTCAGCATTTATCCACAGTTTGATTTCAAATGTATCATCAAGCCAATGTGTTAGGACAGACTTATCTAACCAAGCCTTCTTTGCATAAGGACACGGAGGTAAATTATTGAAAATTGTTGATGGTTTGCTTAAAAAGTTTTGTATCCAATCATCTATGGATGATTCGAAAGTCTGCATTACTACATCTTAACGCAGTTGTCTACAGTCTTGCCGCCTTTTTTCTTAGTACCCATACGTTTGTAGCCTTTCCAGCATACTTTACCGTCAACACCCTTTTGCTTTTCTTCTGGTAGTGTTGTGTAACTTGGGTTACCACAATCTGGACACTTCGCTTCTACAGATTCTTTTGCAGTTTTAGCCGCGTTATCCCAATCCTTCTCGCTTGGAGCGTCTGGATGATTCTTTGATCTACTTGTGCCTGCTTTTTTACGTTTGTTTACGTAATAGTAAAGACCTTTTTTCTTCTTTGCTTCTTCTAGTTTTTGTTCAAGTGTTTCTACATAAGATTCTTTGAAGCCCATTTTCTTTGCTTTGTCATCTAGTTCTGCTTTTTTACGCATAACTTCTTTTTTAAGTTTTTCGTCTTTGTTTGTATTTGGATCCATTTGGATATCTTGAATGGCTTTTTTCTGTGCCATGTAATCTTCTTTGTTTTTAATATCCTCTTCAACTTTTTTGGTCTTTGGATTGTCGTGACTCCAACCTTTTTTTGCTAGATCTTTATGTTCTTTTTCTGTGTTAGCTTTTTTGCTCTTACCATCTTTATACATCATATGTGGTTCGAACTTATCGTTTTTCTTTGACTCAGTAACTTCGTCAAATTTCATTTCATAATCCATATGATGGTAAACACTACTTAGATAATCAGCCGCTTTTGTAATTTTAGATTGTACCCAGCCTTCAAGTCCTTCACGTTCCTCTACACCTTTAAGCATTTCATGCATTTTAATTGCATACTTGGCAACTTTGTACAGTTCTGCACGTGCCATTTGTACTTCGTGATCTGATTCGACTTTAAAAGCCATATCAGCTAAACCTGTTTCTCTTAAATCTTTTTCTCTCATTATATTATCCTTGTAATATATTTACCTTTTGATACTTCCGCCAGTCATTATATTAGCACCCATATCTAAAGCATTTACAGCAGTGCCATCTTTCTTCTTTTTCTGCTTTGCTTTTGGCATACCGTTCTTATCACGTGGTGTATCATTCTTATATATAGCACCAACACTTACATTTGCCGCAGATGTGCCACCTGCTGTAGCAATTTCTTTAATTTTGTTTTTTTTATGTTTTTTACCACAAGATTCACAAATTGCTTTACCACAATCACAACTGCAATCACAGTACTCTTCAACTTGTTTCTTTTCTTGTATAAAAAGTTCTCTTATTAACATAATACTATTTACCTTTTTTTAGCTCTTACCTAGTATTTTTCCGGTGGGTTTTAAAATAGACCCTGTAGCACCTGCGTCTTTAGTCATAATCTCCATTGCTTTACTAAGCATAATTTTAAGATCATTGCTTTGTTTACGGAAGTCTTTGAATTCATCACTTTGTAGTGCATCTTTGCCCGATAGGCCTTTCTCTGCTGTAGCATTTTGATAGTCTGTGCGTAAGTCATCTATCTTATCATATACCATAGTCTTCATTTTTTCATAGTTTGCATTACTTACGCCACCTAGTTTATCATACATTGCTTTAGCATCTTTGACACTAGTATCTTGTACTTTGAATACTTTGTTTACATCGCCTTTGTAGTTTCTATCGTAATTAACATCATCTAAATCAAAACCACCTTTGTCTGCTGTACTAGGAGCATCTGCAGTCGCACTCATTGTTGTCATATTATTCAACTTATCTAGTTGAACATCTGCTTTTGCCATGTCACCTGCGGCAACAGCATTTACCATTACACCTAGTAGTGTTGCTATAAGAACAAGACTTTTACCTGTTTTAGGGATTTTTTTAAGAATAGGCTGTACTTTTGCTAACATATTCTTTGGAAGTTTTGCTAATTGATCTTTTATACCTTCTTCTAGTTGTTGTGGAGAACTTTCAATTAACCTTATATAGTCAGTATCTTTAATTTCTACAAATCTCATTTTTTACGTCCTGATTTCATATTAGCACACCAGTGATACATTTTAGCACGTTCGCCACTTGCGTTTTTTGCCTTCTTACGCAATTCAGTTACACTTCCTCCGCAACTTGCACCAGCACGTTTTACTCTACCTGGTCTACTTTTTCCACTCTTTTTGCCATCTGCAAAGTTTTCTAATAATTCTAATACCCTATCTGTGGTGTAAAGTCCACTTGCAAGTGCTTCTTTTGCCATCTTAGTTGCTGTTGCATACATAACAGCATCAGCATCTTTGCCATAACGGTCTTTGAAATCACCTTTTTTCTTTTTCATACCTTTAACGTATTTTTCTTTTTTCTTTTCTTCGCCTTTTGTAAGACTACGTTCTTTTACTGGCTCTTTGAATTGTTGTTGAATTGCTTTTGCTGTTCTTTCGAATTTATGATCTTTGTGTTTGAAACCTTCACCACCTGCCGCTTCCCAACTTGCAATGTTTTGACCGAAGTCATCTATTAAAATGTTAGGTGTGCCGTCTGGGTTAGTTGCAAATTTTGCTTTGTCTTTTGTAATGATAACATTTTCGGGTGGAAAGAAGTCTAAGTTCTTTTTAATCCATTCACGCTTATGTGGTTCTGAATTAGGATCATTTGGAAGAGGGCTACTTAGAATAGTGTAGCTACCTTTTACTTTTTTAATAATACCTAACAAGTTTTTTGCTTGTGGAAGTAAAGGCAAGTTTAACCAAAAATTATCTGTATCTCTTATCTTTTGTAGTGCAGGTTCTATGTCTTTTACTTTACGCCAATCTTTGCCAATTAATTTTTGCCATTCTCCAAAGAAGTCCGCTAGTACTCCGTCCATATCTACGTATACTTTACTTGTACTTGCTAATTCTCCTAAAGTTTCTGCCATCTTAGCATAGTATAACATATTTTCATTGGACTTGTCAACCGATTCTGACATACCTAGATTAAACAATACGTTGGTTTTGGAGCCTTTTACCTTCTTTGATAGTGTAGGTGGGCGTCCATCTTTGTCTACTTTGTTGCCAAACTTGGAGGCTTGCTTTTTAATAGCGTCTACACCAACATCAGCAGTAGTATTAACGCCTTTTACTACACGGCCACCATTTTCATGCATACGTAGAAAGTGTTTGAAACTCCCTGGCTTAGGAACTTTGTTTTCAATATCTTTTATTTTTTGATATTTCATTTTTTGCGTCCTCTAAATCCACCACCTGTCATATGTGGTAAACTAAACCAAAGTTTGAACCAGTCATTGTCTCCTGGCTTTATTCCTTTTTTCTTTTCTATCTTACGTTTTTCGCTTGCAGTCTTACTAATATTTTCTAAAGTGTATGGTGTATATCCTTTGTATTCATTGACACCTGCAAGTTCTTTCAAACGTTCGATGTCCATTATCGCTCCATGTCTAATTTATATTTTAATCCTAAAAGGTCAAATAGTTTTGCTGTTGTAGATGCACTTTGAAGTGCTTTTAACATTGCTTCTTGTTTATCTTCGTTCCTATCAAAGAAACTTACAAATTTTTTAGCATTACTAGAATCTACAAATACTTTTCCGCCAACACTTATTTCACCTTTTCCTGCATTCCAACTTAGCGGAAATGGTTTGTTGTCACTTCTCATAGCAATGTTATTGAGAACATCTATCTTTGGCTTTTGTTGTTGTACAACAAGTTCTTTCTTTTTAATAAATTCTTCTAAATCTTCTTCAACTGCATCTACACCCATGATACCTTGAAGTTTTTTAAACATCTCGTCTGCATGTGGTAATGCTTGTTTAGTTACACCGCGTTTAAAAGAATCTATATTATTATCTAAAACTGTTTGTCTAAGTTTGCTTGCACTCATTCCTGTAGCATCGCCAGCCTCAGGATCTCTT